GGAACATATCTAATAAAAGCAGTTGATAAACTTGGAAACTTTAGTTCTAATGCAACTGCTATTATATCAAATGTAACAAGTGCTATAAACTTCAATAATATTACAACACAATCAGAACACCCTACGTTTGGAGGAACATTTACAGACACTATTTTAATAGATGATGCTATTGAACTAGATAGTACAGAACTTTTTGATTCTGCTAGTGGAAATTTTGATGATGATACAGATAGATTTTTTGACCAAGGCGCTAGTAATTTTGATTTTGTTTCAACTGGCAACTATGAATTTGCAAATGTTATAGATATTGGAGCAAAGCATACTGTAAGAATAACAGCTTCAA